GTTGATGAAAGAGGTCTTAAAGTTGCATTGCAAGGTGTTAAGTTGATTATTCCAAAAGAACTTCAGTTCACAGCGGAAAGGATTCTTAAATCACCACAACGTGTCGGCACAGCTGATAATGACATCAACGCTATGGCTTCAATGGGTATGATGCCACAAGGTTATAGAGTTAATCACTATCTAACTGACACAGATGCTTTCTTCATCATGACTGATGCACCTAATGGACTTAAACAGTTTGTTAGAGCACCAATCAAAACTGCTATGGAAGGTGACTTCGATACTGGTAACGTGAGGTTTAAAGCAAGAGAAAGATACTCATTTGGATTCTCAGATCCAAGAGGTGTCTTTGGCTCTCCAGGGGCTGCGTAGGTAGTAATTTGGAGGATGAGAAGGGGACTTACGAGTCCCCTTTTTTTTGGTTATAATTAATTTACTATACAAACAACTTGAATACAGACGTGTATAGTCGACGACCTAAAAGACTGTATTCTTTAATTTAGGAGATTATTATGGGTAATACAACATTTACAGGCCCAGTTAGATCAGAAGGTGGTTTTACCACTGTCAGTAAAAATGCGACAACTGGTGCCTTTACAACACAATCAAGCATAGACTCAAGCGGTATCGCCTCTTTTGATGCGAATACCATGCCAGTTGAAGCTGGTACAGGTATCACCACAGGTTCCGGAACAATCTACAGAAGTTCTGTAATGCAAAGTGGTGGTATTATTACTACACAAATTTTAATTGATTTAACAGGTCTAAGATCTACAGGTTCTGGCGATATCATTGGTGTAAACGGTACATCATTAGTTTGTCACATCGGTCAAATCACAGCTGCTAGAAACGGCACTATCTTAACAGGTAGTATGGAGTGTTTTGAAGCACCTGCGGGTGGAGATCCTGACATTAACGTTCACTCTGCTACAGAAGGCACAGGTGTTGAAGACGGAGCCATCGGCGACTTAACAGAAACACTATTAGTTAATGCTGGAGACGCAACATTAGGTAGTAAAGTATACTTTACAGCCGTACCTGCTGCTGATGAGTTCTTATATTTAACCACTGGTGATGCGACAGATGCAGATTACACAGCTGGTAAATTACTTATTGAATTAAAAGGCTACGACGCTTAATATTATAGGTGCCTCTTCGGAGGCACTTTGTTTCTTAATTAAGGAGGGAAACTATGGCAGATACAGTAACAGGACCTACAATCTTACAAGAAAACGATAAGAGAGTGGTAATCAAAATCGTAAACGAATCCGATGGCACAGGCGGTACAACAGTTTTTGCTGATGTATCAGCTCTTGCAGCAAATGCAAATGGGCAGTCAGTAACCACAGTGAGTCCACAAAGAATTTGGTGGTCATGTGCTAATGGTGATGGCGGTGACTCCTTCGCAAGATTAGACTTTGAAGACTCAGATGGTGATATACCGATCGTAACATTGGTAGATTCAGGGTATTGGGACTTTAGAGAGTTTGGTGGTATTCCAGCAAACACTTCATCCAACTCTAATCAAAGCGATGTCAACTTTGTTGTTCCAGGAGCAGCTGATTCTGGTAATACTTACACAGTCATTACAGAGTTTATTAAAAACTACGACTAATTATGGATATTACCGTAGAACAGTATACAAATGAGTTGGTCGGCTTAAAGAACGGCGGTATGCCTGCTCGTAACAAAAAGAATTATCGTCCAACAGAAAAAGGTGCTGGTATGACGAAAGCTGGTGTAAAAGCTTATCGTCGTATGAATCCAGGCAGTAAATTAAAAACTGCTGTTACCGGTAAAGTAAAACCAGGTAGTAAAGCAGCAAAACGTAGAAAATCATTTTGTGCAAGAAGTGCTGGTCAAGCAAAAATGCATAATGTAAACTGCCGAAAAACACCTAATAAACGCATATGTCAAGCGAGGAGAAGATGGAAATGTTAACAAAACCTTACAAAACTGTTAGTAATTTGTGGAATAAGTATAAAAGTAGTTGGACTAGTGAAAGTTGTAAGATACGAGACGCTGTTATAATTATTTTAGCTTTATTACTGATTATTTTATGAGATTAACAGATAACTTTACTTTAGCTGAACTTACAAAATCACAAACAGCAGAAAGATGTGGTATACAAAACAATCCTGATAAGGAACACATTGATAAATTGCAAAAACTTTGTGACAACATATTGCAACCAATAAGAGACTATTTTAAAAAACCTGTCAATATAAGTTCAGGCTATAGATCTCCAGAATTAAGTCAAAAAATAGGATCATCTTCAAGATCGCAACATTGTAAGGGTGAAGCTGCAGATTTTGAAATACCTGGTATTTCAAATAAAGAGTTAGCTGATTTCATAAATGAAAATTTAGATTTTGATCAAGTTATCCTTGAATTTCATGACCCTGATGAAATTAATTCAGGTTGGGTTCACGCTTCGTATGTAGGTGACAATAATAGAAATGAATACTTATTGGCTGAGAAGGACGAAAATGGCAAAGTGAGGTACAGCAGATGCCTATAACAAGAGCACAAATGACACAACAAATATCAAAGCCACCTAAAAAGAAAAAGAAGAAAAAGAAAAAACAGAAAAAAACAAGGTATAGATAGCTGTTAGGAAAACTGTTAAAATTTATTTATAGGAGGTAATTATGGCAAAAAAGAAAGGACAAAAACTTTGCCCAAGAGGTAAAGCAGCCGCTAAAGCTAAATTTGATGTTTACCCAAGTGCTTATGCCAATGCTTATGCAAGTAAAGTATGTGCAGGTAAGGTAAAAGGTCTTGGTGGCAAAAAGAGAAAGGACTTTAGAGGTCCAAAACCAGCTAAAGAAGGCACGTTTGTTGAAGCAGGTGACACATCTGGATCAGCGATTAGTGTTGATATAGATGGCATGACTATGAGCAATCCATCTGCCGCAGCTTACTACAAAGATTTAATGTAATGAGTTTAAAGAAATGGTTTAGTGAAAATTGGGTTGATATAGGTGCTCCGAAAAAAGGAGGTGGGTATAAGAAGTGTGGGCGTAAAAGTGCAAAAGGCTCAAAACGTAAATATCCTAAATGTGTTCCAGCTGCCAAAGCTGCTAAAATGAGTAAAAGTCAAATTCGCTCTGCTGTTACCAGAAAAAGGAAGGCAGGTAATGTAGGACCAAAGCCTACGAATGTAAGAACCATAGACAAAAAATACTATGGTGGGTTAATAGATATTTAGGAGATTATTATGGCACGAAATATTAAAAAAACATACAAGAGTGATGCTGGGTTCAATTACGATACCTTTCCATCAAAAGGTGGCAACATTGGTAATGTAGATATGTCAGATTTTGTAACTAAAAGCAAAATTATGGGTAAAATTAATTATGGTAAAGATAAAGAACCTAGTAAAACAAGATATAAATCAAAAATTAAAAATCAAAAAGAAGACGGCTTATTATCAAAAATTTACAAAGCTTTATCTACTAAAAGTACATCTTATGACCCAACTGTTGCAGGTTTAGGTGGATCTAAATTTGCACAAAGAAATAGTGGTGGTTTGATAGGTAATCAAAAAAAACTTGATTTAAACAAAAATGGTAGAATTGATAGTGGTGATTTTAAACTCCTTAAAAAGAAGAAAAAGAAAAAACTTAAATAGGAGATTAGATGGCGACTTCAGGTACAACAGCATTTGACTTAGACATAGATGATATCATCCAAGAAGCGTATGAGCGTTGTGCTATAAGAACCAATAGTGGTAATGATTTAAAGTCAGCCCGTAGAAGTTTAAATATTTTATTTTCTGAGTGGTCAAACCGTGGTATTCATTTGTGGAAAGTTGCACTAAATACACAAGCTTTAACATCTGGCACAGCAACTTATGATGCTCCAGCTGCTACAAGTGATGTATTAGAAGCTTATATAAGCACTTCAAGCGGAACAACTTCATCAACTAATGATGTTTCACTTACAAAAATATCAAGAAGTGATTATGCCAGTAAACCTAATAAAGGTGCAACTGGTCAACCGTCGGAATACTATGTGGATAGACAAACAACACCAACTATTACTTTGTATCAAACACCAGATGCTAGTACCTACACACATTTAAAATTTTATTGTGTTAAACGAATTGAAGATGCGGGAGCATATACTAATCAAAGCGATGTTGCCTTTAGGTTTATACCTTGTATGGTAGCAGGTCTTGCTTATTATTTAGCTATGAAAGTAAACCCACAGTTAGTTCAACAAAATAAAATGATTTACGAGGATGAGCTACAAAGAGCATTAACTGAGGATGGACAAAGAACTTCGGTGTATATAACACCGCAAAGTTATTATCCATCAGGGAGTTAAATATGGCGAAAGCAAGAGGAAAATACGCAAAAGCAATATCTGACAGATCAGGTCTAGAATTTCCTTATCTTGAAATGGTCAAGGAATGGAATGGCTCTTTTGTACATAAGTCTGAATACGAGCCTAAGCATCCACAAATTAGACGAAGACATCACGCTGCCGATGCTATAGCTTTACAAAACCCAAGACCACAAAAACTGTTAGATACTGATGTAAATTTAGACGCTAATCAATTTATTAGCTTTGATGTTGATTCTCAAGTGCCTCAAGAAGATGGCTCAGTGCAAAATAAAAGAAGACAAATTAACATGTCTGTTGGTGATGTTACGGTGAGTATATCATGAGTATTACACACGCTAATTTTTTAACACAAGTAAGAAACTACACTGAAGTAGATTCTAATGTTTTATCAGACACATTGATTGATCAATTTATTCGTAATATTGAGTTAGACATTGCGGGTAAAGTGGATTATGACGATTTAAGAGCGTATAAAACGTCTACTACGGTTGCATCTCAAAGATTTGTAAGTATGCCAGAAGACATGATTTATTTAAGGTCAGTGCAAATAACAAGTAGCAGTAATAGGATATTTTTAGAAAAAAGAGATACCAGTTTTATATCTGAGTTTAATCCTGGTGATTCAACTGGAACACCTAAATACTATGCTAACTGGGATGATGCCACAATCATAATAGCACCGATACCATCAAGCACTTTGAGCATACAAATTAATTATATTATTGACCCACCGCATTTTAACAGCTCAACAACTACATTTTTGTCCACAAATCAAGAAAGCTTATTGTTACATGGTGTTTTAACTGAGTGTTTTAGCTATTTAAAAGGTCCGACTGATATGTACACATTATACAAACAGAAGTATAATGAAGAAATACAACAGTTTGCGACACAGCAAATGGGAAGTAGAAAACGTGGACAATATGAAGATGGAGTGCCTAGAATACCTGTTCCATCAATTTCACCAAATGTTAAAGGAGTAGGATAATGGCGATAACAACTAATGCAATATGTAATTCATTTAAAAAAGAATTATTAGAAGCTACACATAATTTTAAATCTAGTGGTGGTAATTCTTTCAAATTAGCACTTTACACAAGTAGTGCTACTTTAGGTAAGTCAACCACATCATTCACCACAGACAATCAGGTATCGGCCACAGGTCAGTATGCTTCTGGGGGGAGTGCTTTAACAAATGCAGGTACATCATTATCATCTGACACAGCCTTAGTTGATTTTGCTGATTTATCTTTTACAGGTGTTACGTTAACAGCAAGGGGTGCTTTAATTTATAACGACACAGCTTCTGGTGATCCAGCAGTATGTGTGTTAAATTTTGGTTCAGATAAAACAGCTACATCTGGAACTTTTACTATTCAATTTCCTGCTTTTACTTCATCAGCTGCTGTCATACGAATAGCATAGAGGTGAAACATGGCGTTAGTAATCAATGACCGTGTAAAAGAAACAACCACGACCACAGGCACAGGCACTGTAACATTAGGTGGTGCCGTTTCTGGCTTTGAAACATTTGCTGCCGGTATTGGTAACAGCAATACAACTTATTACTGTATTGTTTTAAATGCTGAGTTTGAAGTTGGTTTAGGTACTTTATCTTCAGATAGCTCAACACTCGCTAGAACAACTGTTATATCAAGTTCAAACAGTGACAGTGCAGTAGATTTTTCAGCAGGCACTAAGTTTGTTTTTTGTTGTTTACCTGCAAGTAAAGCAACTGTTTTAGATGCCAATAACAATTTAACTTTACCAGCTAAACTAATTATGCCAGATGTAACATCTGGAAAAATATTAGTTGCAGATGGCACCAGTTATGAAGAAGTCGCATTAAGTGGTGACGCAACGATAGCCTCAGGTGGGGCCCTCACTATCGCTAATGATGCCGTAGAACAAGCCATGATAGCCGATGATGCGGTAGGTGCAGACCAGTTAGCTGCAAGTGCTGTGGTAACAGCCTCAATTGTAGATGACAATGTAACTCAAGCTAAAATTGCTGATGATGCGGTAGGTGCTGATCAATTAGCCGCTAACGCTGTAGTCAATGCAAGTGTGGCTTCAGATGCAGCAATAGCCGACACAAAATTAGCAACTATCTCGACAGCAAACAAAGTAGACATCGGTGCACTAGATATAGATGGTGCATCAGACATAGGTGCTGCGTTAGCAGATGCTGATTTAATTATTGTTGACGATGGTGCTGGTGGTACAGAAAAGAAATGTGAAGTATCAAGAATAAAAACTTACATTGCGGATGTGACTTTGACAACAGCCGCACAAACCAACATTACATCACTTGGCACACTAACAACATTGACTGTTGATAATATAATTATTAATGGCACCAATATAGGGCATACCAGTGACACTGACTCAATAGCGATAGCTTCGGATGGGGTAGTGACTTTTAGCCAGAGAGACGTGCACTCAGGTGGTATTACTATAGCAGATGGCGGACAAATAGGTTCTGCTTCAGATACAGATGCTATAGCAATAGGATCTGATGGTGATGTAACCTTAACTCAAGATTTAGAATTGCAACACGATGGAGCGGTTTTATCTTTTGGTGCTAATGATGAAATTACTTTGACTCATGTGCACGACACTGGTCTTTTATTAGAAGATAGTGGTGGCACACCCACTTTACAGTTTCATGATGCAAACGAATCTTTTGCTTCTGATGGTAGTAAAATAATTATGACCTCTGGCGGCACTGCATTTAATATGCCGACATCTGATGGTAGTGATGGACATTTTTTAAAAACAGATGGCAGTGGAACGCTTTCATTTGCAGCAGCAAGTGTTAGCTCATTGGCAGCAGACAATCTTACAGAGGGGGATGCAGCAGTCACTATTTCAACATCTTCTGGAAACATTACGATTGATGCAACAGCAAACGATTCAGATATTATTTTAAAAGGAACTGATGGTGGTGCTGACACAACATTTTTAACACTAGATGGTTCAGCTGCTGGAGCGGCAACTTTTAACGGAGCTATAACGGCAGACGCTGGAGTTTCTATTGATAATATTACGATAGACGGCACGGAAATAGATTTATCAAGTGGTGACTTAACTTTAGACGTGGCTGGTGACATTGTGTTAGACGCTGGTGGAGACGAAGTTATTTTTAAAGATGGAAGCACTAATGTAGGACACATAAGTTTAGATAGTGACAATCTAACAATAAAATCTTTAGTAAGTGATAAAGACATGATATTTCAAGGTAACGATGGTGGTAGCGGAATAACTGCATTGACACTAGACATGTCAGCGGCTGGTGCTGCAACATTCAATAATGATGTAACTGCTTTTTCAGATAACAGATTTAAAGAGGATATAGAGACTATATCAGATGGTTTAAGCAAAGTGTGTAAACTTAGAGGTGTAACATATAATAGAATAGATATAGAAAATTATGGTGATAGACATATGGGTGTTATTGCACAAGAAGTAGAAAAAATCATACCAGAAGTTGTTAAAACAGACAAATCGAAAGAAAAAATTAAATCAGTTGCCTATGGCAATATGGTTGGACTTCTTATAGAAGCAATAAAAGATTTAAAGAATGAAGTAGACGAATTGAAAAATAGGAGTTAATTATGAGTTTCGGTACAGTAGCATTTGCAGAACAGTCATTTGCAACTATGCAGGAGCAAGTATTAGCTGTTGCTGTAACTGGTTCAGCCTTATCTATGAACGCAGGTTCATCTTCTTCTACGGCAAACGCCAACGTTTCTGTCACAGGCACAGCGATGACACCTTCAGTAGGAAGTCTGTCTATTGATCTTAATACGCCTGTAGATATAACTGGTATTGTATTAACGGCTACAGCAGGCATTGCAAATGGTGTGGCTTGGGAAACAGTAAGCACTGGCACCGCACAAACATGGACAGCTGTCAGCACAGGGACTTCACAAACATGGACTGATGTAGATGAGGTTGAAAAGGTAGCATAGAGAACTATATAATGGATTAAATAAAGAGAGTAATTATTATGGCATCAACATTTTCAAGCGATTTAAAAATAGAACTTATGGCAACTGGAGAAAATCCAGGTACATGGGGTGATAAAACCAATACTAATTTTAACGTTATACAACAAGCGATCGCAGGTTATCAAGAAATAGATGTTGCTTCATCCGATGTCACGTTGGTTATGTCTAATGCAGCGGTGTCTAACGCCAGAAACATGACTCTAAAATTTACAGGAACATTAGCTGCAAATAGAACAGTTAATATGCCTGCTAGTATAGAAAAGTTTTTCAATATATTTGACGGCACAAATCACGATGGCAATACTTTAACTTTTAAAGTTACCAGCCAAACTGGTTTTTTACTTTGTGAAGGAAATCATTATGTCTGTCATTCCAATGGCACAGATATAGTAAAAGATCAAGAAACAAGATTTTGGCGTGTAATTAGTGCAAATGAAACCGTACAAGCTGGAGCACAAATATTGGTAGATACTTCAGGCGGAGCAAGAACAATTACCTTACCTGCCTCACCAGCTGCTGGGGATGAAGTAACCTTTTTAGACTCTGAAAATACCTTTGACTCTAACAATTTAACTGTCGGTCGTAATAGTTCTAATATAAATGGGGCTAGTTCTGATTTAGTTGTAGCTAACGAAAGGGCAGCATTTACATTAGTTTACTCAGGAGATAGCACGGTTGGTTGGCAATTTAAAACAAGAGACCAATCTTTACACAGTGGCTCTGACATCATTTTAGATTCACCTGGGGACGTTATATTAGATGCAGATGGTGCAGATATTATTTTTAAAGACGCAGGTACTGAGATAGGTCGATTACAAAATAGCTCATCAGACTTTGTAATTCAAAGTGCTGTAAGTGATAAAGACATGATTTTTAAAGGCAACGATGGTGGTTCAACAATCACTGCTTTAACATTAGATATGTCAGCAGCAGGTGCCGCTACCTTTAACAATGACGTTACAGCTTTTTCTGATGAACGTTTAAAAAGCGATATTAAAACAATTACAAACGCCTTAGATAGAGTCAAAGAAATGCGAGGTGTTACCTTTACCAGAGAGGGTAGAGAGGGCACAGGGGTTATAGCTCAAGAAATGCAAAAAGTAATGCCGGAAGTTGTGCATGATAAAGGCGAGTATATGTCTGTTGCGTACGGTAATTTAGTCGGTGTTCTTATAGAAGCGATTAAAGAATTAGAAAAGAAAGTGGAGAAGTTAGAAAATGGCAATACCTAGTGCAGGTTCATCCTTAGCGTTTTCTGCCATTCAAACTGAGTTTGGAGGTAGTAATCCAATATCATTGAGTGAATATTACGCAGGTGGCGACAATGTGCCTTCTGGCACCTCTGGTGATGCAGGTAGTATTCCAAGTAGTGGCACGATCGCTGTGTCTCAGTTTTATGGCAGTACAAATCGAGTGGCAATTGCACTTACTATTTCTTCAACCACACAAAGTTACAACATATTCTCCAATAGAGGTGGCACTTATTCTGCGGGTAACTCAGATGTTACGCTCACCGTACAAGCAATTGTAGGATCTACAGGAGCTTCAGCGATTGACACAGGTAACCAATGGACATCTGGAGACACTGTAAAAATTATTAACAACAGTCAAATTGTTGGTAGAGGTGGAGCTGGTGGAGCTGGTGGCGGTCAAAACGCACAAGGTAGTGCTGGTTCAGCGGGACAACCTGCTATAGTTTTAGGCATTAACACTACCATTCAAAACAATGGTGGAAATATCCGTGGCGGCGGAGGCGGCGGCGGAGGCGGTAAAGGAGCTCAAGTTACACAACCTGTTAAAGGTGGTCAATTAATTCAACAATTCTCTGGCGGTGGCGGAGGCGGAGGCCAAGGTCAACAAGGTGGAGCAGGAGCTAGTGGCGGTGGCTCTGGACAAGCTAATGCAGGTGGAGCAGGACAAACGGGAAGCATTAGTGGAGCTGGAGCTGGTGGATCATCAGGTGGTGGCCCATCAGGTAGTGGGGGAGCTGGTGGTGGCTTTGGACAAGCTGGTCAAGGCGGAGGCAACAGTGGGGCATCTGGTGGAGCAGCTGGTAAGGCTATCAATTTAGCTGGTAATCAAGTAACATTTGAAGATGGTAGTGGAAACGTTCAAGGAGCAGTATCGTAATGTATCTATTTAGAGCTTATATTGAAAACAAAAAGGTAATCAACAGAGCGTACTGGGGTAACCCAGATGACACGGAAATCGTTAAATTAAAAAAACAAATTACAGATAAATTTTCTGGCGAAACATTTCCTTTTGAAGTAAACATGATAGGTGTAGACATGGGTGATGCAAATGTTTTAACCATTCATCAATGTTCAGTTGACTCTAATCACGCTTCTGTTGCAAAAATACAAAACAATTTATTGTTAGACAAAGACTTCATGCGTTATATTTATGATTTAGATAACACCACAAAAACTATTGAAGTTTTTTACAAAGATAATAATGCTTATTCTATGCAACCTCTTGGAGAGGGCTTATCTGT